GCCCGGCGCTTTGGCTGCCCGGTGGTGTTTGCCGGGCACCCTGGCAAGGACACGAGCAAGGGCATGATGGGGAGCTATCTGTTCGAGGCGCTCGCCGATTTCGTTTGGCAGGTCCGACATGTCAAGGGCAAGGTGTTTGTCGACGTCCAAAAGCTGAAGGATGGCGAGGCCGATCGGACCGAGGTGTTCGCCGTTGACAAGAGCCGCGAGGTGCCAGTTGTGATCGATGCGCCGGCTGAGGCTCAGCCGAGGATTGGCGAGGTTGAGGCCGAAGTGACATCCGAATTCGTCGGGCTGATTAAGGGCTACCTCGACAAAAACCCGGCACCGGTGATCGGTTGGAACACCCCGCAGTTGATCAACAACATGATCACCAACCTTGCATTGCCCTCTATGACTGCCAAGGAACAAGCGGCGTTGAGCAAACGGATGCGCACCAACGCCGGCAAATTCGAGGGCTATCTCGTCATCGAGGGCAAGGACACGAGCGACCATAACAACAACTATGTGTGGCGCAAGCGCTAATCCGCGGCTACGTCCGTACGGGTGATGCCGATGCGGGCCCCGATGTTCTCGCCCATGTGCTCGATCGGCTCAAAGGTTGGGCTATTATCGAGGGCCCAGCGCAGAGCGTCGGCTTTGAGCCGAGGGGAGGCAACCTTGCCCAATCTGCCGTCGCTCTGGCTGGTGTGCTGATACTGCAGCATTAACGCGAGAAGCCTCTCATATCCCGCGTCAAAAATCCGTCGTGTGTTCTCCGTGCTCGCGAGCGTCTCACCTTCGGCGCCGAGCACGTCTTCGAGGTAGACGATAGCCTCGATGAAATCCTTAGCGAGCGCTTGCGGCCCAACCAGGGTCGTGATCATCGAGGCGATGCGTTGGAAGGCTTCGGGCTTCTGACGGACAAGCTTGCGGATTGAGGCGAGCGGCACGGTCTCACAATCGAGGCCTTCGACAAAGCTCTCCGCGGCTCGTGCGACGGCGCCAAACTCACCGCCGGCTAGAAGCTCGGCTGAATGCATGTCGCGCGTCACGAGCGGTTTGCGGAGCAGCTGCAGCTTGACGAAAACCTCTGCCTCGTGCTGCGGCCCGTCAAAATCGAACATGATGCACGGGACCATGTCTATCTCCTGCAACAGGCGCGCCATTTCGAGGCGGTGGCGGCCGTCGACCACGTAATAGTCAGGCGCTCGCGATGCAACATAGAGAGTTCCGAACAGGTGCCAATCAAAAGCCGCGGCACCTCGCTTTATTCGCGGCCAGGATATTTCGCGCTGATATTCGGGCGTTTTGATGTCGCCCTTGCGCAACTCTATCAACCGACCTGGCTTACCTTCCACACTCATAACGAAACCTCGTCTTATACGGTACGGGGTCCGGTTCCTGTCTCCTGACGCTTATTTGACGGTATACTCGGTTAATGTCAAGCGATTTCGGAGCCAAGCCACAAAAAGTGTCAAGAAAAATATTCGCACACCGCCCTTGCGTTTTGCAAAAAGCTCCCATGCGCCAGGAGCGGGGCAACAAAAAAGGCGGCCGGAGCCGCCTTTGAGTTCGACGAGATAAAGCGTCAGTTGGTTTTCTGGAATGGCCCCACGTCGCCACAGTAAGCCTTCGGGAGGCCAATCAGGATAGCCGCCGGATCCTGCATGAAGCGGCCACACTGTGCCCACGTCAGGTGACTGTAATCCCCGGGAAACGCCGGGCCGCCCGCCGGGGCAGCACAACGCCTCGAGCCCACCTGGTTGACCGGATCGCCGTAGAGCGTCGGACAGTATGGATCCCACGTCGTTTGCGAGGTGTAGCCGGTGTCCAGCTCCCCGACATACTCATACATCCGCAGCGTGCCTTGCTTTTGCATAGAGTGTTGCAGGGCAGCGTCCATGACCAGATCAAGCTTGCTGTCTACCCATATCATGCCCAAGATGGCCATGATCGCCGCTATCAGCCCTTGTGCAAAGATTGACATTAGTTTCCGGTCCTGCCGATGTCCAGCTGACCGTTCCCTTGGCTGCCAGGAGCTGCTGTGGTCAAGGTCGACGGTCCGCAGTCAACGACATCCCAGGGGGCGTTGCTATCTTGAGCCTGGGCGGTATCCTTAAGGAGGAAGGGGATGAACGTGCCGCCTTGTGGGACCAAGGCCATAGCGTCAATGTTGCGCTGCTGGTTGATAGCGAGCATGGTGCCAATGTACAGCCCCATACCCGTCCCCTGGCCACCCAGCGACACAGTGTAGCTGTTCTGACCCGGTGTGTTTGGCGCGCCGAAATTGATTGAAACTGCTTTGGTAACCCCTGCCAAAACTATGTTACCGTTGGCGTCAACAGATGCTTGGCCACTATCAGCAGTGATATATCTTATGCAGCCCGGTGAGCCGGGTACGCCAAACATGATCCCGTTCTCAGGGATATAGTGGTCAGCCGGATTGCCAGTGCCATACGCGAATGCGGCGGTCGTGGTCATGAGCACTGACAAGCCGATCTTGGCAGCGATGTAACGACGAATAAATGGTGTCACTTAGATGCCTCTTTCTCAGTGATGCCCGACATTGGGCAAACCCGTGTTAGCATACTTCTCAAAAATTTCAAGAACTTTTCGCGGTTAACAAAAAGAAAGGGCGGCCGAAGCCGCCCGAGTTTGCAGAAAGGATAGAGGGCCGAGTTATTTAGGCGTTCTCCGCACGATTTCAGTAGGCGGAGCGCTAAATCGTATCCACAGCACCGCTGCTGCGACACCAGGCGAGGTATTCCCCGACCTGGCGGCTATAGTCGTCTTCCAAGCTATTATCGGCAACAAGGCGAGCATGAGAGCGTCTCCTCTGGTTGCGAGCCTGACGCAGGCTCAGGTAATAGCGATTGAGCTTGTCCACGGGTGTGTCGCCGAGGCACAATTGCCAGGCGTAGGGGTCGATATCGTTCACGCTGCACCTCTGAGTTGCATCATTCTGCGATGTTCGCGGTGTTGCCGATCACGGCGACGCGCGATCTTAGCCGTTAGGGGTTTGCGCTTCATCGGCAGTTTTGCCTAAGCTGCGTTTCATTTCATAACCATAGCTTTGAAGATTGCGATGGCCGACAGGGCGAGCCAGCAGCCGAAGACCGCGAGGAATGGGGCCTGAACCATGTCCCAGATGATAGCTTGTGTGTCGATCATTGTCATCTCCGTTGTTGGTGATCAAAGTGCTACACTAGATCGTCACCGAGCGCAAGAGGGAAAATAGTAGCATTTGATGATTTCCGTGGATGGAGCGTGGAGAAACAAAGCCTTTTCTAATAGATAGGCTTTCCACGTACACGTACACGCCACGACTAAGCTATTGATTTTGCAAGCTGATTGGCAACGTGTACGATTGCAAACCGTGGAAGATCACCCGATCGTGTACCTCCACGTACACGTACACGCTCCACGATGTTAGCACTGACTGATGATAAGCTTGGCTGATCGTCTGCATGCGGCACACAGCAGACCTCGATATACGATCGCACTAACAAAAGCTCGCCCATGACACACATATGATAAGCCAGGCTTACTATCGATCGCAGTGAGGCGGATACATTGTCCGCCATCATCATGTGCTAAGCTATTGATATCATTGGGTGGGGCGTTAGCACTGAGCATGCCATCCCACATATCAGCCCACGATCGCAGGGATCGCCCGGGCGACGATCGCCTAGCATGCCATATCCCTCGCGAAAGCCTTAGAGACCGGGGGAGGGGGTGTGCCTGGGGCATGCTAGGCGACCCGCCGGCCTATCATACCTGTTACCCGTTGCGCGGACCGGCAAAAATCGCCAAAGCTAACATTTCCTTAACCATTCCATTTTTTCGTTGACTTTTGAAATCCGCAGTGCTAACATGCAGCACGATGTCGACCATCTACGCACCCGCCACCTACAAGTCCGAGTTAGCGGCTAACATCGACCTCGGGCCCTGTATGAAAGCGCTGAACCCTCGGGAGCAGGCGCTCGTCTTTTATCTGATAGACACGGGCACCACGAACTGGACCAAGGCCTGCGAGGAAGTCGGCTACACCGGCGGCTACGATGCGCTGCGGGTGACCGCCAGCCGCAAGCGGCGCGACCCGCGGATCGGCCTGGCCCTCCGCGAGGTGGGCTCCCAAGTGCCGAACTTCGATCTCGGTGTCGCGATGAAGACCATTCGCGAGATCGCGGCCGACCCCAGCCACAAGGACGCCGGCAAGATGGCGTTAGCTCTGGCGGGCATGGCCGGGGTGTCGCCGATTGTCAAGGCCGAGACCGTCAACAAGCACGTCGTGATCGTCGACCCGATCGCCTCGATCGAAGCTAAGCTCGCCTTACTACCGCCCGACGTCGCCGACAACCTGCGGCGCCAGCTTCTGCCACCCGATCGCAGGATGATCGATGTCACACCTGCTAGGGTTAGCCCTGAACCTGTTCATAGCGATCCTGGCACGGAAGGCGATGCGCTTACTGAAGCCGAGGCCGCCGAGCTCCTAAAGGACATCTTCGGATGAGCCGCGGCCGCACCGGGTCGTCGTTCGATAGCTTCCCCGAGGATGAAGGCACCCTGGAGGAGGCGACCACCCACGCCAAGAAGCGGGTGACCCGGTGGCAAAAACGGCAAAAACGGCAAAAAGAGAAATGGGACGAAGTGCTGTTTAATGCTTGGCTCGAATATTGGTATGTCTGCTGGTACGAAGACCGGCTAATCACCTTCGTCAACCCCGACGTCGGCCTTTTAAGGATGGATCACTAAATGATAAATTTTATTGCTTGGCTTCTCGACTGCATATTGGCCCCGATTGACTGGCTCATCGGCAGCGACGAGGACGACGACCTTCCCGGGGGCGACTACAAGTGAAGGTCCGCTCAACCTACCACCGGATTTTCTATCAGTTGGAAGACGACTATCGCCGCCAGGTCATGGAATACCTCGCCTGGTGTGGGAAAGGGCTGACTACATGCTGGAAACGGCCGGATTTTGCCCTCGACGCGGTCGCGGTGACGGTCGAACGTGTCATTAACCTCTGATCAGGAACGGATTATCGCCGAAATCGTCGCCGAGGGCACCGCTCTCCGGCAGGCGCGCAAGCTGGATTTCTACGAACCCTACAAAAAACAGCTTGAGTTCCACACTGCGGGGGCGTATTTCGACGAACGTGCCATGATCGCCGGCAACCAGGTCGGCAAATCCGAGGCCGGAGGGGCAGAAGATGCGTTCCATCTTACTGGCGACTACCCAAAGTGGTGGGAAGGACACCGGTTTGATCATCCTCCAACCGGGTGGGTCATCGGGCCGACCGGCGAGAAAGTCCGTGACGTTCTTCAAACCAAGCTTTTCGGTCCCTGGAATAAGCCTGGTGAGTTTGGCAGCGGATTTATACCCAAGGACGCCATCGTTGGCCGTCCGACACTGGCTCGAGGTACGCCTGGGCTCTACGATGCCGGCACCATCAAGTGGAAAGACCGAAACGGACGCCTCGACGACAGCGCCCTCTCAACCGTCGTCCAAAAATCGTACAAAGAAGGCCAAATCGCCTTCGCCTCGGACAACATCGACTTCGCGCACGAAGATGAAGAGCCCGAAACGGACATACATGTAGAGATCCGCACCCGGTTGCAGGTCCGGCGGGGCATTTCCTACGCCACTTTGACCCCGCTGCTGGGTTGGACCCCGCTGATGGTCCGGTTTTTGCGCGAGAAGGCGCCGAACCGATACGCCCAGAAGATGGGGCTATACGATTGCTACAAGGGTTACGACCCCGAGAAGCCAGATCACGGTCACTACCAGAGCAAAGTGCATGTCGATGCCGTCATTGCAGGTTTCCCCGAACATCTGCGCGCGACCAAGGCCTGGGGTGACCCGGCGGTCGGCGAAGGCAAGGTCTTTCTGACCCCCGAGGGGATCTACAAGATCGATCGTCAAGGGCTCGTCATTCCACCGTGGTGGCGCAAGCTCTGGTGCCTTGACTTTGGTGGGGCAGGGCAGGCGTCGCACCCGTTCGCGGCGTGCCTGCTAGCCCACGATCTCGAGTTCGACATTGTCTATCTGCTGCACGTCCTCAAGCTGCAGGGCCTGGCGGTCCACCAGCATGTCGCCAGGATCCGCGAGATCGCCCAGCTGCCCCCGGTCGCCTGGCCGCATGACGGCAACGAGGTGGACGGCCGCGGCGGGGCAGGGGTCAAGGTGGCCGAGCTCTACAAGAAGCCGATGCCAGGGATGCCGGGGCTCAACATGCTGCCGGTTCACGCGACCTGGGAGACCGGCGGGTTCGCCACCCAGCCGGCGATCGACGACCTCGACACCCGGATGCAGACCGGCCGGTTCAAGGCCTGCGCCGATCTGATCGAGTTCTTCGAGGAGGCGCGGCAATACCACCGCGAGAAGTTCAAGATCGTCAAGGAAAACGACGACGTGCTCGACGCGCTCTTCAAGGGGCTGATGATGCTCCGCGAGGCGCGGCCGGGCCCGCTGAACCCGGAGATGCGCGGCAAGTACGCGCAGAAGGAGGACCGGTGGTGGGAGCCCGAGACCGAGACCAAGGATATCGACCCATTCACCGGCGCCGCGATAGATCGGCTTGACAACGAGACCGTTCCGTGGTAAAAGCGGAAAATCTGAAAATCACCCCGCGCCGCGGGAGAGGGTCATATAACCCCTGATGTCGATTGATTACGTCTATTATGGCGAGGAAGAGGACAAGAGAGCCTACACGTCTTTCTTGATGACCCTCTTTCATCAAGCGCGAACCCGCCGGGTCAACCACGAGAGTGGATGGGAGGAGGGCTGCGCCATAGGTTTGCCTGAGTACACAGGCTCGTTCACCTACGGGCGCGTCATCGCCCCCGGCGCCAAGCGGTCGCAGTTCCAGGTCAACAGCACGATCCCGATCGCCAACAGCCGGTTCTCCTCGATCGTCAACTGGTTGACCACCCCGCAGAACCTGCTGTGGTCGAAGACCTCCGTTAACAATCCTTACCTGAAAAAACAAAAAGGGGTGAAGGCCTATCTGAACGCCGTGACCCGCATCCTGTGGACGCAGCGGTATCGGATGGAGGCGAACTTCATCGGCTCGAACTCGCGGAACATGAACGCCTATGGTGTCCTCGGCAACATGGGCATGTTCATCGACGAGCTCGCCAACTACCTCGACCCGAAAGACCGGGGCATCCGCTACATCTCGACGCCAGTCGGCGAGATCTATCTGATCATCGACCACCAGGGCCGGATCGTCGGGTTCATCCGCCATTTCCGCCTCAACGCCCAGCAGGCCAAATACCAGTTTCCGAAGGCCGATCTCCCGGTTATCGACGCGGCGCTCAAGACCAGCAGCCAGACCCTGTTCGATTTCCTGCACTTTGTCCGGCCGCGGACCGACTACAACCCGCAGGAGCGGCTCTCGAAGAAGGGCAAGAAGTTCACCAGCGATTACGTCGCGGTGCAGGATTTCTGTCTTGCCGAAGAAGGCCAGGGCTACCGGACGATGCCGCTGGCATACAGCCGGTTTTTCATTGCCCCCGAGGAAGACTACGGCCGCGGCGCCCTGCAGCTGTGCCTGGCCTCGGGCAAGACCCTTAACGCGCAAACCCGCGTTTTCTTAAAGCAGGGACACCGCGCCGGAGACCCTGCCTATATCGTCGCCGACACCGGACTGGTGTCCCTAAAAACTCACTCTGGCGCTTGGAACGCCGGACTGATGTCGCGCGACGGTAAACCTCTGATCGGCGTGCTGCCCACCGGTGACATACAGATCACCGACAAGATGATGGAAATGGAGAAGGACGAGATCGCCAAGTCGTTCTTGCTCGACCTGTTCAGGCAGATCCTAGATGACCCCAAGGCCTTTTCGACCCCTAGCCAAGTTGTCGAGTATGTCACCGAGCGCGGTATCTTCCTATTTCCGCTCCTTGGGCCAATCAATGCTGATTATCTTGGGCCGCTTATTGATCGCGAGCTTGATATTCTGGCCTGGCAAAGAAGGCTGCCCCCAATGCCTCAAGTCATGCGAGAGGCCGGGGGCGAGTACGAGATGGAATACACGAACCCTCTTGGCCTCGCGATGCATGGTTCGCAGATCGCTGGGTACATGCGAACGATGGAGGTTGCTGCGTCTGCGGTTAAGTCAGGAGTTGATCCCTCCATCTTCGACACCTTCGACCTCGACGAAGCCCTCCCCGAAATCGGAGAGTGGAACCTAGCGCCCGAGAACTGGTTCTCTGACGAGAAGAAGCTCGCCGGCAAGCGGAAGGCTCGCGCGCAGGCGCAACAACAAGAACTCAAGGTCAAGATGATGGCGCCCCAAGCGGCGATCATCAAAGCGCAGGCAATCGCGGAGAAAGCCCAGGCCGGGCAGAATATCGGCGGCACGCTCTCGGGCGTCCCCGAAGGCCAGATGCCAACTGTTCCTGGTGGTGCATGACGGTTCCGTTAATCGGCCAACGTCCCGTTCGCATCCTGATGGGCACGGTCGCCGGCGATCACATGATGACGCGCACCGCCGCCCTCTGCCAGATCACCTACGAACGGCTCCGGGCGCTCGGGTTTCAAGTGGCCTGGAAGCCGATCGAAAGTTCCTACGGTGGGCAGTGCAAGAACGAGCTCGTGCAGGACGTGATCGACAGCAAGTCCGACGTGCTCTTCACGATCGACAGCGACCAGACCTTCGCGATCACCGTGCCCGAGCGGCTATACCGCCGGCTTGGCGTCGGGCGCGACATCGTCGGCTGCGACTACCGCTGCCGCACACCGCCGCACAACATGAACGCCCGCAAGCTCGACGGCACTCGCTGCACCGGGGAAGAGACCGGGATGGAGGAAGTCGATTTCCTGCCCGGCGGGTTCATGATGATCCGGCGCCAGGTGCTGCTGTCGATGTCCTATCCGTGGTTCTGGATCGACTACGGCAAGAAGCCGTCTGATCTGGTCGGTGACGACGCCAACTTTGCTCGAGCCGCGCGCGCCAAGGGCTTCAAGATCTGGGTCGATCACGACCTCTCGAATGAGGTCTACCACCGGGTGCCGACCGACCTGTGCCGGAAGTGGCACGAATGAAAGTCATCAAGCAGCGCGGAGTTGGCCTTGCAGATTTTGAGTTCGATCCGAAGGTTCTTCAGCAGGCGTACCGGTCGATCCCGCCGATTGTGCTCGCAGATCTCGCTGAACTGTGCTTCAGCAATCGGCCCACCTTTGATCCTGATCCCCGAGTGGACGCCAGACAATCAGGTATGCGAGACGTGTGGCTGCACATTAACAACTATCTACTCCTGTCCCCGGATGCCCTGGAAACAATCTATGAGGGCAGGGGACATCTATTGGCCGATTACAACGAGGTAACCGATGGCTGACGAACAACAGACACCCCCGGCCCCCGAAGGCTGGTGGTCCAAGCTCGAGGAAGCTGACCGCGGCTTTGTCACGAACCGCGGCTGGGATAAGCTCGACCCAGGTGCGGCCGCAGCCGAGGCCCTGAAGGCGTACCGCGGGTCGGAGAAGCTCCGCGGCGGCCTAGCCTCCGGCGACGTGGTCGCGCTGCCAAAGCAGGGCGATGCCGAAGGCGCCAAGGAGTTTTGGAAAAAAGTGGGAACTCCCGAAAAGCCGGAAGGCTACAATTTCGAGGGCCTGCAGACCAAGGCCGGGGTCGCGCCCGAAGAGGGCTACCTTGCCGCCGCCCGCGCCGCGGCGCACGCCACGAACATGCCGGCGCATATGCTGCGCGAGTTCATGGGTCACATGCAGCCCTGGCAGGACGGGATTGCGGAGCGGCAGCAAGCACAACTCACGGTCGACGTGCAGCAGCAAGATCGCGACCTACAACTACATTGGGGCGCGAACACTCCCCGGAACAAGTTCATCGCCGCTCGCGCGATGGACACAATGAATGTGTCCGCCGAGGCGATCGCCACGGCTGACCGGGCGATGGGTCACGTACCGTTCATGGACATGTTTCTCGAAATCGGAAACTTGCTCGGCGAGAGCCGGTTCGTCGGCGGTGGCGGCCCGGTCGGCACAATGACCGCGGACCAGGCGGCAGCCCGGCGCGAGCAGCTGATGGCCGATGAAGGTTTCCGCGCCCGCTGGATCAAGAATGGCAAGCAAGGCCCCGAGGGCCAGGAAATGTCCGACCTAATTCGCATCATGTCACAAGGCAGGTAACCAATGTCACACACCCTCCGCGAACACGACGGGCTGAAAGTCTACGTCGTAACCGACATGGACCGTCGGTTCGACGAGGAAGGCAAGCTGCTCTCCTCGAAAGAGGTCGACAACCTCGAGCTCGTCCATGCGTCGGACATCGCCAAATACTTTGGCATCCCGCTCCGCGACATCGGCAAAGGCGACAGTCTGGTCCCCGGCATCTGGACGATGGTGTTCGAGAACACCTTCGGTCAGCGGGTGCCCTACAACGACGACCACCAAATCCCCGGCGATCGCAACGTCCGCCAGTTCGTCGAGATCAAGGACGCCACCGGCAAGGTTGTCGATACCAAGGAGAAGATCGTCCTGTCGAAGTTTCATCACCGGGACAGCGGCAAGCTCGAGAGAGGTATGCCATTGCTGATCGACACTTGCGACGGCATGTTCGTCCGATTGTCGGACCTGCTCGAGTACGCCGAGGCCCAGGGCTGGAAGAAGGGCGCCGGTCGCCCGCACGTCGAGGGCAAGGCGAAGAACTCAGCCTCGGTCGACGAGAAGCTTGACAAGCTGACCGATCTGGTGACCGGGCTCGCCACCATCATGGCCCAGCAGGTCGTGCAGCCGGCGGCCCAGCAGGTCGTGCAGCCGGCGGCAAAGAAATGAGTTACTACACCCTGCAGAACCTGAAGACGATCGCGGGTCTATGCCAAGGCCCGGCGACACTGATGCTGACCGCTTCGAATTGGGCGGACATCTGCCGCGAGATCAGCGAAGACCCGAGCATCTTCACCGACAAGGGCCGGCTGCCGACGCCGCAGAACTTCAAGCGGCTTCAGCTACGGCTCGAGCCGAAGGTGCTGGCGGTCAATTCGGGCACCGAGGACACGCGGTCGCTCGACATCCACAACCGGATCGAGGAGGAGAAGTCTGGGTTCCTCTGGGCCAAGCAACGGTATGCGCAGCGCAAGGGCACCAAGCCGACGCCCGAGGCCGAGGACGCCGAGGCCACCCACGAAGTCGACGAAGCCCTGAAGAAAGAAGCCTATGAGCGTGAGCTGGTGAAGCGCGGCGAGCGTGGGCTCAAGCTGATCACCGGGGGCAAGGGATGATGCCCGTCACCTTCGTCCTGGTCGTGTTGTCCTGGCTCGCCGGCAGCCCGGTGACAACGGTGCAGGAGTTCACCTCGATGGAACGATGCACCGTTGCGTCGGGCCTGATCAACCAGTGGGCCACCGAGAACAAGACCAACGCCGAGGCCTTTTGTGTGCTGAAATGACCAAGCGGCAATGACCGCCGCGGGAAAAGTCATCAGGACGCCAGCCACAACGCCCAAGGCAAAGCCTAATACGAACGCCATCACGTCACCCTAGATGTGGGTGCGACGCCGGCTTGGAGCGGACACTGCGGGCCTCCCGCGTCCTATAGGGAGATACCGCTTGCTGGCCGGCGCCGCGTCTCTCCCTTAACCATGACCCACACGTTAAGCAAGAAGAAAGGTGGCGGCACCGGCCGCCCGTATCTCGTGTGCTGCATGAGGTCCGCAATCAATTCCTCCATCTGTTCCAGGCTCAGGAAGACTTCCAATTCCCCCGCGAGCGCCAGGTTGGCTATGTCCTCGGCTTTCATCGCGTGCTCTGAGTACCTCCATCGCTTCGCTTGTGTGGTTGGGAATTATGTACCGCGGTTGCGGTCGAGTGATGGCGATCTCCAGACGTTGCAGGGCTTGATAGTTACGGTTTAATCCCTTGAAGCCTCTATGTTGATTTCGGATCATGACGACGCCAAGAAAGATGACAATTGCGCATGTCAGCCATATCCCAAAGTCATCACTGATCGCGATGATCTCGTCAAAGTTCAGTGTGGTTAGCATTTGTCTCAAATCCCCTGGAAGCGAGGGGTCCGGTTACCACAAAGGCCGTCAGATCAACGTCCTGAAAAAAGTTCTTGACAAGGCTGAAAGAGGTGATCTAGCAAAAGGCGAGCACTTGTCGCATAATATATATTCTGGATAGGCGTCCTGGATACCGTCAAAACCTTAGATTGGTTGCGCATTTCTCTTGACGTGTCAAGAGGGGTTGCTTACCAGTTCTACCTGCGGGCGATCGGCCCGTGTGAAACTGGCAGCACATAGCATGAACACCGTCAGAGGAAGGTCCAAGCAGAATTGGCGAGTGGTATGGTTCGTGCATACGAGCAAGGGACCAAAGCGTTGGGTGCTCGGTAAGCGCACCGCGGCCGAGGCGTGGAAGCTATACGGGATGATGCGCCAGAAGCGGCACCTCTACATCAGCGGCCCAGAGCTCTGGCACGGCACCCGACAGGTTTTGTAAGCCTGGCTGATAATCCCTCTTGACATTCATCAGCCAACTATGCTATAAGCCCGCCCTACCGCGCGAAGAGGGCAGGGAAAACGCAGGCGCAGGACGATCCGGTGCATTGCCGTAGTCCACGACCACACCCGTAAGTCCCTATTAGCGCAGTACGGCTGACGGCCCCGCGAGGACACGCCTGACGCCACCCCGGCCCCCGCAAGGATACGGCCAAACGACGACAGTTTTGGCTTAACCCTTGTGTAGAGGCTAGAGATGGCTTCCGTAACAGCAACGCAACCATTCGAGACCAGCGAGTTCACGCTGGAATTTTCCACAACCTACGAAATGCTCCTGCAGCAAAGGACGGGCCGCTTCCGCTCGCTCGTCAGCAGCAAGACCTATCGCGGCAAAGCCGCAGCCGCCGTCAACCAGATTGGCGCGCTGCAGTACAAGATGCCGGCGGGTCGCTACTCACCGCTGCAGTTCCAGATCGCTCAGTTCACCCGCCCCTGGGTGCAGCCGACCGACCGCAGCTTGGCCGTTCCGTTCGACACCTTCGACGCTCTGAAGGCGGTGACGGACCCGAAAGCCGCGATCGCGATGTCGGTGGTTGCCGCAGCCGACCGCTTCTATGACGACATCATCATCGCAGCGTTCCTCGGCTCGACCTACCGCGGCGAGGACAACAGCAACTGGACGGCCGAGACCTTCCCCTCGACGGCCTCGACCACGACAAGCTCTTCCGCGCCGTTCGGCGGCTTCCTGATTGCCGACACGTTCGGCTCGGGCGCCTCGGTCGGCATGACCTTCAACAAGGTCCGCGAGCTTCGCCGGGTTGCCAAGCACTACGAGAACAACCTCGAGGAAGAGACCGTCAACGTAGCCATCGGCTCCCAGCAGGACAGCGACCTGTTCGGCCAGATCGAGGTGATCGACAAGCGCTTCAACGCTCAGTCGGTGATCGAGAACGGCAACGTCACCGGGTTCATGGGCTGCCGCTTCGTACCTAGCGAACGTCTGCAGACCTCCTCGTCCAACTCCCTGCGGAACTGCCCGGCCTGGGTGCCGAGCGGGATGCATCTGGGCATCTGGATGGACATGAACACCAGGGTCGACAACCGGATCGATTTGGAAGGCCACCCCTGGCAGCTGTACTCGATGATCTCCGCTGGTGCGATCCGCACGCAGCTTGGAAAGGTTTTCCAAGTGAACTGCGCTGACACCACCGGCTCCGACATCACCCCATAAGGTAGGGCACGATGACGACTTTCACAAAATCCGATCTTATCACCGAGCTCGACGCCCTCCCTCAGTACCGGCCGGTGGCCGGTCAGGGGCTGGCGGGCCGGCTCATGTCAGCCGAGGCAGTGGTCTCGGTCGGCGCCACCGACGCGACAACGGTTGTTTATCGCATGGTGCGGTTGCCATCTTACGCCATCATCAAGAAAGTCGAGCACGCGCTCGAGCTCGATGGCGGAACGGCGACAACCTTCACCGGATCGATCGGCCTCTACTGGTCCGACAACACGGTCAACACCGACGGCACGCCCACCCTCAAGGTCGGCTCGGCCACGGCGATCTCGGCTTCGTGCTTCGCCTACCAGCTGGCGTGCGCCTCGCACACCCCGGCGGCGGGCTTGACCGACGTCACCTTCCGCAACGTCACCGGCAACTCGGTAACGGACGGCTACTACCGGCCTGGCATGACCAACATGCCGATCTGGCTGGCGTTGACCTCCGGCGAGAACGTGCCTCCGGCGTACAACTCGGCAACGAACCAGCCGAACAATGCGTACACGGCGACTTTCAGCGGCACCGGCGCGATCTCGTCCACGTCCAACGACTGGTACAAGCTCACGCAAGATCCAGGCGGCATGATCGACGTCTGCTTCAACCCGACGACGACCAACAGCTTGGACGCCGCGCATAACTACTTCATGCGCGTCCTCTATGTGATCCCGGCGGCGTAATCATGTCCGCCGCCTCCTACTACGTATCGGTGTGCACTCTGGGCAACCAGAGTGTCGCCTACGCTACGCAAGGCTCCCCGGTCGCCGGCAGGATCAACATGGGCACCTCGTCCTATGCGAGTGACCCGATCGAGCTCCGGGTGACCACGGGCGCGACCAACAAGCCAACCGGCGGGTCGGGCAACAACGCCGACATCACAAAGCGGGATATCCTCGAAGCGCTCGATATCTTCAAGCGCTGGGTTCTCGACAGCGGCCCAGGCGTCGGCGATGGCCTCGGCCAGGGCCTTGACTACGTCATTCGTGCAAATGCTGGAAGTGTAGGTATCCCATGATCCGCAAAGTTTCTCTCGGCCTCGCTCTTGCGCTGGCCTTCCTCGCATCTCCGGCGTTCGCCCAGATCGTCACCCAGGACAACGCTCTCCGCACCAACATTACCACGTTCTGGTATGGCCCGGTCGGCGGCGCCACCTCCTGCAACACCGTCTCCACGACCGCGGCGAATGCCGAGGTTTCCATCCCGGCGCTCGCCGGCCAGTACATCAACATTACCCACTTCCACGGAAAGAAGTCAACGGACGCAACCGGCATCACCGAGACCCTGACGGTCAGCGTTTCGAACGTCCTCGGCGCCCCGTTCATCGACTTCAACAGCGCGTTGACGACCGTGCAGGGCTCGCCGCCGTCGGTAGACATCGCCTTCAACCCGCCGCTCAAGACCACGGCGCCAGGGCTTGGGGTGATCTTCCTGCCGTCCGCTACCGAGAGCGCCCACAGCTACCTGTGCATGGACGTCGCCGGCTACTACTCGAACCAGTAAGGAGCGCACCGTGCGCAGCTGGATCAAGGCGGCGTTCGTCGCCTACCTCATAATTGACTTTCTGACCCCGGGGGGCTTGTTCCCCCTGGCGGACGCTCAGTCGGCGTCCGGTTTCGGGCAGAGCCCATCGGCGACATTCCCCGCCGGTGACGCTAGCTCGGGCCTACCGGTTGGGTCGCAGATCGTCGGACCCATGGGCGGCAACATGCTGGCCCCCGGCCCGGACGGGTCTATGCCAGTGCGGGCGCTCAGCCAGCCTGTCATAGTCGGCGGCGCCGCGGCGACCGCCACTTCGGTCTCGGCCGCGATCATCGTCCCGGCGAAGCCCGGTCGGCAGTTCCTGACGCTTTGGAACAACAACGGCACCGCCGCGAACTACGTCGTCTGTGCCTTCGGGGTGACAGCGACAACCACTAACGGGTTCCAGGTGCCAGCGGGCAGCTATGTGTCGTTTCCGCAGAGCCCCGGCGGCCCGGTGCCCGGAGACTATGTTTCCTGCATTGCCGCGGCGAGCACACCGGCCGTCTACTTCCTGCAGTATTAAGAGGGGGGCCGCATGGCCTACCAGCAGCCCCTCGATATCTACAACCGGGCGCTTCGCAACCTCGGCTTGCCGGTGGCGGGGAGTGTCAACGACTTCAGCCCGGTGCAGGAGATCATCGCGATCTACGACAAAGTCCGGCGTGCCGAACTCCGGCGCAACCTGTGGATCTTTGCGACCCGCACGGTTGCCCTCCGGGCGATCGACACTCAGAGCCAGGTGGTGACCTTTGGCGCGTGGAGCGCCTCGACCACCTACGGCGCCGGCTATGTCGTCCGCTACAATAACACGCTGTGGGTCTCCCAGATCAACGCCAACGTCGGCAACACGCCGGGCACGCCGGCCACTTTCGGGCAACTCCCCTGGGATCTCTACTTCGGCCCGCTGGTGATTAACGCCTGGAACGACAGCACCCAGAACACCTCGACCACCAACAACATTTCGTATCACATCGGCGAGCTCGTCTACATGTTGGCGAACGGCGCCGTCTATGCCTCGCTCGTCGAGGGCAATCAGAACTCCCCTATCGTCGTAGACACTTGGTCCGCCTCGACCATGTACTCGACGGGCGCGGTTGTCAGCTTCACTCCGACCGGTGGCTCTCTGACCAATTACCAGAGCCGGGTCAACCTGAACTTTAACTATGAGCCCGACACCAGCCCGACGCAGTGGACGACAACGGTCACTAACCCGACCGTCTCAGGCTCTTGGGTCTCGATACCGGACGCGACGTTGACCGCGTTCCCGATGATCTTCCCGATCCAGGCGGGGCCGTCAGACGACACGACCACCCTAAACGCCTACCGCTTGCCAAACGGCTGGCTCCGTGAGGCGCCGCTGCAGCCCAAGGCTGGCGCCAACGCTTGGCTCGGCGCCCATGTCGGCCGGGCCTATGACGACATGACAGAGCAGGGGATCTTCCTTGTCGGCCCGTCCAATTTCAGCGAGACGCTCCGGCGCTTCGTGGCGGATATCCAGGACGTCAGCCTGATGGACGACATGTTCTGCGAGGGCTTGGCCGCGCGGATCGCGATGGAGGCGGCCCCAGAGCTGGCCCCAGAACGGATGAAGATGGTCTCCACCCTTTACGACATGAAGATGTCCGAGGCCCGTATCGTTGACGCGATCGAGGAAGGCCCGGTCGAGCAGGACGAAGACGAATACATCACGGTGAGATTGTAAAATGTACTCCCAACCCCTCGATATCGCTAAGCGGATGTGCCAGTTCCTCGGTGTGCGGCAGGTCGGCACCATGGGTGAAGCCAGCCCCCAAGGCATCGAGATCAACACGATCTATGACAAGATCCGTCAGGACGAGTTGATGGCGCACCTGTGGCGCTATTCGATCCGGCGCGCGCCGCTGCGGCCCATCACCGCGACGATGCGGTTGATCACCTTCCCGAACTACGCCGCTGCCACGACCTACCAGCAAGGCGATATCGTCAACGATACCACCGTGAATATAGGAAATTCCGGGACTACCCTTTACATCTCCCTGGCCGCGTCCAACACTGGCAATGCGCCCTCGTCGAGCCCGGCGTCATGGGTGCCGTACTTCGGCGCCGATTGCGCGGATAACTGGTCCTCGACGAACACCTATTCGACCGGCGAGGTGGTCTACTACGCCAGCGGGTCCGGCTCGAAGATCTATCTCTCGACCGCCAACGGCAACCTGAACAATGTGCCCACCGGCGGGGCTCCGAACTGGTCGGTAGCCGCGCTCACAGGCTTGTCCTCCGCGGTCCTCTTCCTGCCATACCCGATCACCCAATCGTCGAGCGGTATCGCCCGGTCGGCCTACCGTCTGCCCGTTGGCTACATGCGCGTAGCCCCGCAGGACGTGAAGGTTGCTGGCGGCTCGTACCAGACGACCTCGGCCGGTATGCAATATTCCGATTTCGAGTTCGAGGGCAACTACCTCATATCGAGCTTCGTCTCCCAGGTGGCGACGGCCGGCCCGCTGATCTTCCGGTTCGGCGCCGACATCATGGACGTGACCCAGATGACAGCGGCGTTTAGCGAGTGCTTTGCGGTTCGCGGTGCGTTTGATCTGTGTGAGCGCCTGACCCAAAAGCCGGAGCTGTCACAAGCCCTCGCGGCCCGATACCCGATGCTGATCGGCCGCGCGCGCCGCGACAACATGCTCGAACAAGGGAGTACCGACCCGGAGGAGGCTGATTATCTGACTGCGCGCGTCCTTGCGCAGGATGAGCCGCATCAGCAGCGTTCACAGGGGAAGTAACCCGTGGCTCGCAGCAGTCGCGTCCAAACCAACTTTCTTGGTGGGGAGTGGAACCCGCAGGCGCAGGGTCGGAGTGACGACCCGGCCTACGAGACGGCGCTCAACACCTGCTTGAACCACCAACCGATAGAAGAGGGCTCGCTGCCCCGCCGTAGCGGCCTGGCGTTCTTTGGGTATACCTGCGGCACCAACGGCGCCCGCGGCGCCTACTCACGGCTGCTCCCGTTCGTGTCGGATGACACCGCTGGCTCCTACGTTCTGGAGCTATCCGTGCCCGGCGGCGTCGGCCATCTGCGCATCATCAACGGCTCGAACCTCGTCATGGACGACGATAGCGACAGCCCGCAGGTGACGACCGCGGCCACAACTAATAACCCGGCAGTCTTTACGATCCCGTCGACCTCAGCGTTTTCCGTTCATGATAACTGCGAGTTCTGGTTTCCTGCCAATTACGCGGCGGCGGATATGGCTGGATATAACGCGGAGATCCTGATCGTAAACACGGTCCCCAGCAGCACCACGATCACTCTCCACGACCCTAACAACCAGCCGGTGGCCTTCCTTAACGGCACCTCAAACCTCATTGGCGCCGCGCTCCGCCGGGTGACGAACCTCTCGACGGTCTACACAACCACCGCCCAGCTGAAGGCTCTCCGCTGTATCCAGCATGAGCAGACCGCCTTCCTGGTTACCTCGGGCGTCGCGCCGCAGACGGTCAGCCAGTGCCCGCATTTCTCGATTGCCCAGACCGCCTTTGTCGATGGCCCCTACCAAGATCCACTTCAAGCCACCGGGACCATCTCGGGATACTCGGGCGCCATTACCTTTACCGCCGGCTCCGCCCAGTTTGCGGCTACCGACACCTCGGGGTCGGGCGGGACCGGCACATTTAACCGTCACATACGGATCTTCACCGAGCCCGCCGCCTGGGCCTCGGGCACAACCTATGCGCAGAACGCTTACGTCAAATACAATAACGGGTACTGGCAATCAAACATAGCCTCGAATGTCGGCTACAACCCGGGCACCTCGCCGGTAATCAACAACGTGGCGACCGCAGCATGGATACCGGTGCCGCCGCGCGGCGTCGCGCAGTGGGGCTGGGGGACGATCACCGCCTACACCTCGTCGACCGTGGTCACGGTGACCTTGGTTCAGCCTCTCCTTTCGGCAAACGGCACGTCCGTCACCACGGGCAACTGGCAGCTCGGCTTGTATAGCGACACCACCGGTTACCCGACCTGCGGCGTCCACCACGAGGGACGGCTGTGGCTGGCCGGCGCCGTGGGGAACCGGTTCGACGGCTCGACCGTTGACGATCCGACCCTGACGATTGGCAGCGGTGTCCTGTGCTTCAGCCCAACGGACATCGACGGCACGGTGCCGGATAGCTGCTCGATCGACTACACGGTCGACGCGACCGACATCAGCCAGATCCTGTGGATGCTGCCTGAGCAGCAGGGCATCATGTTCGGGACCGCCGGCGGCGAGTGGCTCGTCGCGGCTTCTAATTCTAGCGATGCCTTGACGCCCACCGACATCCAGGCTCACCGCATCACGCGCTGGCGCTGCGCCAACATGCTGCCGGTGCAAGCCGGCATGGCCACCGTGTTTGTGCAGGCGCAGCAAATCAAGATCATCGAGTATCTCGCCGACGCGATCTCGGGCCGCTTCTCCGGCCGGCCGCTGAACGACAAGGCGAAGCACATGTTTGAGGGCCTCGGCATCTCTGAGATCGCCTATCAGGAGGAACCGACGCCCACGCTTTGGGCTCGCTGCTCCGACGGCTCCTTGTATGGCTGCGTTTATCGGCGGGTGTCTAGGTTCGTCTCTGAAGCCCCCGTATTCAACGGCTGGCACCGGGTGCAGTTCGGGAATGGTTACACCGGGAACGCCTCGCGCATCGTGCAGAGCATGGCAGTGGTGCCGGCCAATGGCGGCCTTACCGATCGGCTCTACGTGGTCACGACTGACGTCTATGGGAATAACGGAAGCCTCTGTTTCCTAAAGGAGCCCGCGGCGGCAAGTGACGTTCTCGGCAATGCCTGGCTGCTCGACGAGAGCTTGGTCAACGGCAACCTGGCGGAAAACACCTGTACCGCGCGCACCGGCGACAACTACACGAACTCCCCGCCGCACTCGGGCACGACGACTACAACCGTGGATCTAACTAGCACCCCGCCGTATAACAACAATACGTATAATCCGGGTCCGCCGCCGCCGCCGGCAGGGCAGAAGCAGGTCATCATCGGGGCACCGTTCGTCGGGGTCAAGTGGGGGGCGGCCCTCAACACCGTCGAGGCCGTCTACTTCGACGGGGCCACCTCGCTCTACAATTTGCCGTCTGCGGCGGCCGACACCACCTCGATGCTGCTGAGTTTCTGGACACGAGCCGGGGATATCGGCTGCGCCGGCAACGGAGGGTATCTCTACTCCATCATTTCGAACCAGGCTGAGACCGTGTTCGGGAATGCCGGCGGTACGAATACCGGCCTCGGGTTCTACAATCCCATGGAGGCATACGTGGATACCGGGCTCGCGCTTACGTGGACTGGCCTCGGTGCCTCCACCACCGAGAGCACCGAGTTTATTAACGTCATCAACGGAGACAGTGCTCCATTTTGGACCCACGTAATGATGTCGTGGCATCTCTCCGGCGGCAAGATCTTGGTCAGCGTATGCCTGAACGACACGATGGTTGTCACCGAACAGGCTGTCGTAAACAGCAGCTGGTCGATCCAGAAAGGCCATGACCACGGCTCGAACTATTCGCAAATCGGCGGGTTCCTTGGTGGCGGCGGCGCCGGGAGCCTCCCCGACAATGTCACCTTTCCTGGGTTCCAGGGTGCGATCCAGGAGCTGTGGATCGGGCACGGGCAATGGCAGGATATATCGGTACAGGCGAACCGGAACCTGTGGCACAAGACAGATGATTTCGGGCAATCCTTTAAGCCGGTTGGCTTGAAGGCAGACGGCTCCGGCCCGACCGGCACCAAGCCGCTCATCTACTGCACCGGCAACACCCAGCAGTTCCCTATCAACCGCGCGAAGGGCACGCTCTTGACCGTTCATGGTCAGCTGCTGCCTGTTCCCGACTGGCCCCCACCGAAGCTATGACCTGGCAACACAAAGAATTCCTGACCCGGCCGGAGCGCTACGGCGCCCGCCAAGAGACCCGTATTGCTGCAGGCGATCCCGACCCGCAGTCCAAAGCCGTGGCTCTGTTTCAGAAGGGCGGCGCTATGGTCATCGAGCTTAATACCGACACGGGTGAGACTGTCGTGAGTATCTATCCGCCTTTGCCAAAGACGAGTAAGCGATGACCGACAAGATCCAATTTTACGCGGCGTACAACTACGCCAGCCAGCGCGTCGCCGTGACGATCTGCGGATTGGACTGTGGCGATTACTACGCGGATGTTTATGGCGGAGTGCTCGTGCCATTTCAGAGCGACGTTGACCAGCAGCTGACACCTTCGCTGCTGTTCCAGATGCACAGCACCACGGCATGGGGAGATAGCGCTACGCCTATTGCGATCACTGACACGAATACCTCGGTCACGACGACGGTTATCGTGCCGGTGGTGATCGGCGTCCCTTACGTGTCCGCCGGGCAGCTGCTCCGGCCCGCCACCCAGAACGACACCAAGTCTCAGGAAGGCGGCAGCCTCGGCAAGCTGAAGCGGGCGCATCAGGTAGCGCTTCTGGTCAACAACACCCAGAAGGGTTTCTATGTCGGCGGCGACGCGAACAACTTGTTACCGGCGGTTGTGCAATCCGGAGGCTCCACAATCCTTGACACAACACTATATTCCGGTGTATATTGGGACACCCTCAACGACGATTACACCTACGACTGCATGGTAGCCTGGCAGGTTCAACGGCCAACGACCCTGACGGTGTGCGGCGTTTCCCAATTTATGGAAACCCAGGAGCACTGATATGGCTCTCACGGCCGCACAAGAAGCAGCCGGGATTGCTGATGCAAACCCGACGACACCGTTTGACCCGCAGGTTGAAGCTGACCTAATCTCGGGCCAAACTGGCTTAACGTCGGCCGCGATCAACGCGCTCCTCGGGTTCCAGAACGACATCACCCAGGAGCAGCTGGCGCAGACCCAGGCCACATCGGCCGAAAATATCGACTTCATGAATGCCGATAAGGCGGCTTCGGAGGTCACACAATATGGGTTGGAGGCCCAGCAGGCGCAGGACGAACAGACCGTCTACGGCCTGAAGGTGCTCGCCGACCAGGCTTCGGCCCAAGGGTACGCCACGCAGGCGCAAGGCTACGCTCAGGAAGTGAGCGCTTACGATGTCGCAGCCGGGATCTCCGCGAACAACGCCACGCTGGCACAAGCCTCCGGCAACCTCACACGCGCTGCGGAGCAGCGGCAGGTCTTCTCGACCGTCGGCCAGCAGAAGGCTACGATCGCCGGCGGCGGGTTCTCAGGCAGCAGCGGCACCGCGTTGGCCCTTTATAAGTCGAGCATGGCCGCCGGCAATCTGCAGCTGGCTCAGACGGACTTGCAGACTGGGGTCAACGTCGGTAGCTATATGGCCGCTTCCCAGGCGAGCCAGGCTGAGGCGAACGCCGCGGGTGTCGCCGAGCAGGGGGCTTTGACCGCCGAGAAGAACGCCGAGACCCAGGCGCAGGAAGACACCCAAGCCGAGGACATCGCCAAGCTGCAGCAGCAGCAGGACCTCGCCGCGCAGCAGGCCGCCCAGTCCGCCGAGAACACCTACAACGTGGCGGCACAGACCGACGCCCAGACCGCGGCGAAAGCGCAGCAGGCGCAGACCACCGCCAACGTCAACATGACCAATCTGGTTAATTCGATATCACAGGGTAGCGGGACCACCAATCAAAGTAGCAATCCTTGGCAAACACAGCAAGACGCCTGGCAGCGGGCGTTCCAAAACACCTGGACCACTAACATCGGAAATTCGTGGGTCTGATGCCTAAGATCGTTGAATATTTCACCAAAGAAAAGAACCTCACACCGCTTGGTGTAGGCGAAGCAGCCTGGACTAATGCCGGGCGCCGGATCGCGCCTGCCTATAACGAGGCAGGCGCGCTCATTCGTGAGAGCCAGAAGGGCATCGTCCAAGGCGGCGAGGACATCGTTCAGGCCGCCGCCGGCAATGTCAAGGGCGCCGAGAATGAAGTGCGCGCGGCCAGCGAGCGCGTTGCAGCCGTCCGGCAGCAGGGCGATGCGCTCAACATGGCAGCCGAGGTGCAGGTCAAGCTCGAGAAGGCGTGGGCCTCGCAGTTCAAAGACCTCTACGACATCGGCGTCGAGAAGCCGAAGGGTGGCGGCGGCGGTGGGTTTCATGTTGCCAACGGCGGCAAGGCTGATGACCCGTTCGGCATCCTCAAGGACCACCCTCTCAACGCTGGTGGCTATGGTGCCGCGAGCGAGATCCTCGGCAACGGCGTGGCGCTGACGAACAAGATCTCCGGCAACAAGGGCGGCTTCCTGACCGGGCCGGGTGACCTGAACCAAAGCAACCGCTACACCAAACAAGCTCAGCAACCATTCCTACCCGGCTCAACGCCGGGCGCGAACGGCGCCGGCAAGCCCGAGGGTGGGCAAACCTACTGGCAGCCGATCGGCCCGACCCCGGACGAGAAACAACTCAAGAAGAATTTTGCCGGGGAAGATCAGACACAGCCTTTCTATGCCGGATCGGGGCAACCAGACGCGACCCTCCCCAACGGGCAGGAATACTATCAACCGATAGGTCCCAACACGGGGGAGAACGGCTGGAACTTCTATGGCGGGCCAGACCAAGGGCAAGGACAGAATGGCCCGATGGCTCAGCCGAGCCAGGCAGATAGCAGCGTGCTCGGGTTCATCAACGGCGTCGGCAGCGCCATAGCGCAGTTCTTCGGCGGCGCTGCAGACGCGGCCTCGAACTATGCCGCGTCGTATGCCACGCCGGACACGCAGGCAGCCGGCGGCGCCATAAATCAAGCAGTGAGCGGCGGCGACAATGGCTAGGCTAAACCCAGAGCTTCAATCCTATCTTCGCGGGTTCAAGACCAACGACGGCGCCGACACCGGTGCCGAGGTTGCCGCGCGCATCCAAACCCATATGGATGCTCAGCAGCTGGCCGCGAGCCAGCAGTACGCTCAGGACCAGTTTACCAGCCGCATGGGGCAGCTTCGCCAGAACCTTATGTCGATGGCGAAGAACGATCCAACCTCACACGACCTGGCGCTCGACCTGGCCGAGATCAACATGCGGGGCATGACCAACGCTCTGGGGATGCCCGACGCCGCGCACGCCGATGTCTTGGCGGGGATGCAGGGCGACATCGCGCACGCCGCGATCGAGGGGCTGGCGAACCGGAGCTCGCAGGCGGCAAAGCAAGCACTCACCTCCGGTCGGCTCGCCGATCTGGTCCCCGAGGGTGCCAAGCCCGGGCTCGCGCAGTACATCGACACGATGGCCCAGGTGCGGCAGACCGACGCCATGGCCCGCCAGGCCGAGGTAGCACGCCAGGCCACCAACGCCAGCGCGGCGACCGCCAGGCAGTGGCTCGGCGGCATGACCGACCCGAACACTGGGCAGCTGCACTTCCCTGACAATTGGGGGCAGCGGATGCTGCAAGACCAGACGATGCATCCGATGGACAAGGCGTCTCTACTTCGGGCGCAACGGAACCTGTTGCAGAACGGCAACCCGTCACAGAGCGATCCCCAGGTGGTGCATGATCTACTTCAACGCGCGGCCCTGCCCCATAACGACCCGGCGAACCCTTCGGTTACCGAGGTTCTGGGCCACGCCGGAGGCGCTCTCACTCTTTCGGATGCGCAGTTCATCGCGGGCCGCGCCGGTCCCCAAGACCCGCAGACCGATGCCGCTACCTCCCGCATCGCCCAGGTGATGTCGGACGCGCGCGACGATATCAACAACCCCTCGGCCTACGGCCGGTTTGTCAACTGGCTGTTGCCGACGATCCGCAACGGCGGCGCCAACCTCGACCCGAACAGCAAGGATTACCTGCTGACCCCGGAGCGGATGGCTGCCTTCCAGCCTACCGGCGATGACTACCTGGCGCCGCGCGTGGGCGACAACAGCAACCGGCCGCCGCTTGCCGACATCTTCAACGGCAACGTGCAGATGGCTGGCCTCGGTTCCTGGCTCGGCTTTGGCGATGCCTACCAGCCAGGGCAGGCGCCCGCCGGCGCCAACGGCGGAGAGCCTCAGCCCAAGCAGCTATTCCCCGGCGGCTACTTCGACCCGCGCGGACCGGTCGGGACTGGTCCCGGCGGCGGTAACGCGCCCGACCTGAACAACTCGGTAAAGAGGATCTATGGCGAGAACGAGGGTGACCAAGCAGAGGCGACAGCGTAATGGCTGATGAACAAGACCAGCTTCTCGGGCTCGACGGTACCCAGATCCAGGCCCCGGCTCAGGTCAGTGGAACGGATGCCGGGATCGAAGCCCGATCGCAGGGCCATCTCTGGGACGACATTATGGGCTTCTTGTCCACGACCGCCCAGCAAGCTCTCGCGACTGGCTATAGCTCGGAGGCCCTAGACGCTCACCTCGGCTATGCGCCGCCAACCGCCGTCGAGGACCAGCTGGCCGACGAGGCCAAGGTCAACGCCGCCCGATCGGATGAAGGTGACAAGAGCGCCGGCCTGATCGACCCGGACAAGATAGCGGCCGACCCGTGGACCGGGGTGGCACAGTTCTCCGAGGATCAACGCTACGGCTACGCCAACGCGCTGCTAGAGGGCAAGACGAAGGGGGCGGATGATTATAGCCGGAACCTCGCCGATGCGTATGGGACGCCCGCAGCGCAGCCTGTATTGAAGGCTCAGCTACCCGACGAGAAAGAGTTCACCGACGCCGCCGTGGCGATAGCCTTCGACCGCGGTGATGACATGTTCGGGAGCTCCAACGAGCGGAAGGCGATCGTCGATCCGATCCGCCAAAAGTTAATTCAATACTGGGCGGAAACCGGCGAGAACCCGACCACCGCGATGCAGCGATCGCAGACCGACAGCCAGTTCGCCGATCGCTTCCTGCCGGAGCAAGTCGCGCCCGAGACCGTTGGCCCCAATCTGTTCGGTGGCACCCCGACCCATCCGATACCACAGGAAGGTGTCGGTGAGCCTGCCAGCACCAAAAACATTGTCATGGGTGCGTTCTTCGCCTCCGGTGCGGCCCCGCTGATGATCGCCGGGTCGGTGATGGGGGCTTACGATTTACCGGCGGCGATGGAAGACTACCGGGACAAGATGAAGACCATCACCCCGGAGAACGGCTACACCCCGGCGCAGATCTCCGAGGCCCAGAAGGACAACCCGGCGTTTAACTTCCTGGCTCAGATGGCCATGCCGGTGGTGGGCCACACGGTCAAGGCGGTGGCGCCAGAGATCGCCGGTATCATTCCGGACTTGCTGCACGATGAGCAAGGGCAGCTCGGGCCGTTCCAGCACGCGAGCCCGCACCTCTTTACCAACGCCGACGCCGAGGAGCCGTTCGGCCGGTTCAAGCTAGAGGCGGTCGGAACAGGGGAGGGGTCACAAGCTTTCGGCCACGGGATCTATCTAAGCGAGCACACGGACGTTCACCAGCACTACATGGAACAGTTCGGGGCGGGATTAGAACCTGAATTTAAAGCCCTTACTCCAGAAGAGAACAAGACAATCTCTGCCATCCACAATATCGCAGCGTGGTCCGGGGATGCAGAAGGAACAGTTCGCGATCAATTAGCGACATTAAAAACTTTGAAGGACGAGGGGAACTTAGCCCCTAACTACGAGAGCCAAATCCCACTACTGAAGAAGATTGTCGATAGTGGAGACTTTACACGAGATGAGGCGACAGCCCACAGCTATGAGGTTCACGTTGACGCCGAGCCCGAGCACTTCCTGGATTGGGACAAGCCTCTGAGTGAGCAGAGCCCACAGGTGCAAAAGGCCCTGGAAAGCGCGGGCTATTACGCTGAAGAGCCTAAAGGATCGGAAGCAGGCCCCTACGCTCGGGAGGATTATGAACGCACAATTAAGATGACTGGCGGAGAGATTTACAAATCGATCGCCGAGGGGGGTGACCCTGCCGAGGTAAGCGCGAAGCTCAACGAGGCGGGCATCGCCGGCATCCGCTACAAGGACGAGTTCAGCCGCCGCGCCAATGGCGACGAGACCTACAACCATGTGATCTTTGATCCCAAGACGATGCGGATCACCGGGCGCGACGGCGAGGTTGCGCCGACGCCGCAACAGAACCTCGGCAAGATCGCTGCCTCGGGGATGGGCCAATGGTTCAGCGATCTTTGGAAGGGCATCATTAAGGACGAAGCCGGCAGCGGCCCCAACCCGATCGCCCAGATTTTCCGTAACGCCCAGGACCGCCAGCTAGCCAGGGACAACGCCGCGGCCAAGGAGAAGGCGCAGTTCGAGGCCAAGGGGTTCGAGGGTGAGCGCAAGCAATGGTACTCGCTGGCCTCGCAGGCAGTCGAAGCCTTTCGCAAGGAGGCGAACCAGCAGACCAAGGCGCTGAGCCCGAGCGGTCTCAATTGGGAAGATTGGCAGAAGGCCCAGGGCGACCCGAACTATAACCCGACCCTGCCCAACGGCCAGCCCGACCTGCACCCGAACCAAGTCTTTACCGACCACATGGAGCAGCGGCCAGGCGGCGGCCGGGTCGACCCGCGAAGCCCGATCTTCCCGCTGCTCGATATCATGCGCCAACAGAGTGACGCCGTCCGGCAGCGGCTTGCCAACACCCCCGGTCTCAACACCATGTCGTTCATCAACGACTGGTGGAAGCACCAATGGGACCAGCCAAACAAGGCCGCTAACAATGTGATGTCGGGCCGCATGGGTTCGACTGCTAGCTTCAACCAGCGCTCGATACCCTATGTCTATGATGGGATGCAGCGCGGTCTAAAGCTGGCGAACAGCGACCTACTCGAGCACCATCTGAACGCGACCCTCGGCGAGATGCGAGCGGCCGACGTCAAGACCTGGCTCGACAACCGGATACGCGATGGTCACGCGGTATGGAGCCATGACGGTGGCCCTCCGGGCATGGTGCCGTTTCAAGGTGCGGTCAGCCGGCGCACCCGGTCCTGGGTCGACCCGGCGACCGGCGAAGCCCGCGTCATGAACGAGCAGCTTTACGGATGGCCCGGCGTCGTCCGCACGATGGAGAGCCTATGGCAGGACCGCGGCATTCACGGCACGCTCGGCGGCCCGCTCTATCAAGCCATGATGCGGTTCAAGAATGTCTCGACCCAGTTCCTGCTCGGGCTGCCAATCTATCACGCCTTCACCATACCGCTCGAAACCTTCGTCGGCGGCTGGAAGCGGATGATCGACACCGCGGCGCGCGGCGAGTTCGGTCGGTTTCTGTCGACCGCTGGAATGACGCTGCCGGTCCTGCCGCAGATCCTTTACACCGGCATCCGCGGCCGGCAGTTGCTCCAAGGCTACCGCGACGCGCTTGCGCACCCCTGGCTGCAAGACATCGTCAAGATCGGCAAGCTGGTCAACTTCAACTTCGAAGGCAACCCGGAGATGGGCTTCGGGACCGGCGGCGGGATGATGAAATCCTGGGCGCAGATGGTGCGTGAGGGTGACGTCGGTCGGCAGCTTGGCAAGAGCTTTGAGAATGTCTTCGGCGCCCCGGATGAGGCAGTGGCCAAGTCGATCGGCATGGCGATCCCACGGATCGTTGCCGGGCTCGGTAGCGAGCTCGCTCGGATCATGCAGATGGTCACCAGCCCAGTCATGAGCAAGATGGTGCCGATGCTGCGCGCCGGGCAGTTCCTAATGCGGATGCAGGACCAGTTGCGCCGTAACCCAACAATGAGCCCGGAGGAAGTCGCCGAGAAGTACGGCCAGGTGTCGAGCAACGAAATCGACAACCGCATGGGCGAGATGCAGGTCGACAACCTGTTCATGCGCCGCACCTGGCGGCAGATGCTCCAGCTTCCGGCGGTCTCATTCTCCTGGGCGCTCGGCACCTATCGGATGGTTGGCCTCGGCGTCAAGGAACTGATGTCGGGTATATCGGGTGCGCTCAGTGGCAACAAGCTAGGCGAGCGAGAGCAACTGCTCGGGGATCATGCGCTCTGGCTCATGGCTTTCCCAATGGGCATGGCCTACCTCAACGGGCTGATGACCGCCTGGAAGACCGGCACGATGCCGCAGGGGCTCGACTACGCCTTCTACCGCACCGGCGGGATGAACGATGACGGCACCCCGGCCCGCGGGCTGATGTGGGGTTACATGAAGGATTGGACCAAGTGGGCGTTCGCGGCCTTCCAGCCCGGCACGGCACTAGAGAAGATGCGCAACATCGCCAAGACGGTGGCCGGGTCATTCATCAACAACCCCCTCGCCAACAGCGCGCAGGAAACCTATAGCGGCAAGGATTGGAAAGAGCAGCCGATCGACCAGCAGATCCGTGCGCAGCACAGAGGCGACCGCAACGCGGTCACGACCCCGCGCGAACTGTGGAAGATCACCACGGATAACTATAGCCCGATCACACTTGCCCAGATGTCGCAGGCACGCCGTGGCGCTGGGCTCTCGTTCTGGGAACGGCTCGCCGGGATGCGCGAGGCCCCGCCCTGGGTGCAAGACCCGGCCAAGTATCAGAAAGGCGTCCAAGCGGCGCAGGACCGGGCGATGAAAGACTACGCGATCAGCGAACTGGCGCACCAGAAGAACCTCCAGGAGCCCGACACCGATCTGATACAGGAACTGAAGGATGCGCTAGCGAGCCTGAAAACATCCACACCGTCCGGTGGCACAGGCGCCGGAC